ATATGCTCCCGAGATCGCTGCGGGTGCGAAGACCATCATCTTCGGTGACCTTTCCTACTATTGGATCGGTGATCGCCAGGGAATCTCTTTCAAGCGTCTCAACGAACTCTTCGCCGGGAACGGACAGGTCGGTTTCCTCGCGTCCAAGCGCCTGGATGCCAAGACGATTCTTCCCGAGGCGATCAAGGTTCTTCAGCAGCACGCCTAAGGGGGTAGCGGTATGAGTTACAACACGAAGAACTATACCGAGCAAGGTGGTGAAAAGACCGTCATCGGTGGCGAACTTGAGGTAAAGGAGGGAGCGAAGGTCAGCGGTATTCCTGCTACCGCTCCCAATCAACCTGCCTCGGAAGCTAACACGGTTGCCGCGCTTCGGGATGACTTCAATGCTCTCCTTGTAAAGCTCAAGGGAGCAGGGATCGTTACTCCCGATGCGTGGAGTTTCTCCACTCGCATTGCTCCGAATGTAAGTGATGTGGGTGGCAGGAATAACGCGAAAGCATCTGTTGCCCTTGACGGAACCACCATCACGATTACCACCGATGTTGCCGAGCTTGAAGAGTACGCGAGTTCTGTTCCTGAACAGGGAACCCATAAGTGGATTGGCATTGGCATCGGCACGGGTCTCTCTTCTTTGACGAAGTTGAGATATAACGGTGGTGCGCTGACCGCTACGGATATTCAGGAAGCAGTAACGGTTGGTCTTGACCAGGCGGGCGAGTTCGTTCTCTGGGTCAAAGCGGATGAAGTCGTGACTACGCCCAAGATCATCACACTTGATTCGGACGGATACAAGCAGATGGTCATCTCCATCGTTATCAAACAGCCGGACAAAGAGTAAAAGGGGGAGGTGGCAGTGATGGAAACGCTACTGGAAAAGGTAAAGAAGAACTTGATCCTGGAACACAACGAGGATGACGATCTTTTGTCGATGTACATTACTGCCGCCAAGTCCTATGCGGAGAGTTACCAACACATAGAGGAAGGGTACTATTCGGAGAACCCCATACCGCCTACCACCGAGCAAGCGATCATTATGCTTGCCTCGCACTTTTATGAGTCGAGGGATGGTGGCACAGGCGGTTACTTCTCCAGTAGTGTCGCAGCCGGGGAGCAGGTTTGGAATACGGTCAACTTGCTCCTTCGCCTTAATCGGAGGTGGAAGGTATGAGTGTCGGACGAATGAACTCATTCATCGATATCGTGCAACCCACTTCCGTTCGGGACAGCGAAGGCTTTATGGTGCAAACGGACGTGGTGTTGGCATCGGTTCGGGCATATCGTGAAGGGCGGCACGGAAGCAAAGTGTGGGCAAACAGGGCGGCTTTTTCGGAGGCTACCGACCTCTTTCGTTTCCGTGTCATCCCTCATTTGGAGATCCGTTCCGATCTGATCATTCGGTGCAAAGAGCGCAGGTTTGTTATCACTTCCGTTGAGGATGTGAAAGGCGGCGGTCTCTACATCGAAGTCTTATGCAAAGAGGTGAAACCAAGTGGCGAAGTGCTTTGTAAAAATGCCTGACGATTTCCTTATAAAGATATCTCGGCTCGGGGAAAGAACGGACGAAATCGTTCCGAAGGTTCTCCGCGCGGGTGCGGAAGTTGTCGATAAGGCAGTCAAGGATGGACTTGCAGGAGTCATCGGCAAGGGACTGAAAGAGGAAAGCCGAAGTACCGGTGAACTCATTAGGGCGCTTGGCGTTTCTCACCCGAGGCAAGACCGTGAAGGGAACTATAACGTGAAAGTCGGTTTTGATGAGAATCGCCCGGATGGGAAAAACAATGCAATGCTCGCCAACATCATCGAGTATGGGAAACACGGGCAACCGCCTAAGCCGTTCTTGAAAAAGGCAAAGTCGGGCAGTAAAGCGGCCTGTCAAAAGGCGATGATCGATAAGTTGGAAAGCGAGGTGAATAAGATATGAGTTTGCTTTCAGAACTGGTGGCTATCTTTGATGGTCTCTCGATCCCGGTGGAAACCGGGGTTTTTTCTAAACAAGCGCCGAGCCGATATGCTGTCCTGACTCCCATTGTGGACTCCTTTGAACTTTATGCGGATAACAAGCCGGAGCAGGATGTAGAGGAAGTTCGCATCTCCCTCTATGACAAGGGCAACTACCAAACCGCGAAGAAACGGATAGAGGCGGCTTTGCTATCTGCGGACATAACGATAACCGACCGCAGATATGTCTCTCGTGAAGACGATACAGGTTATCACCACTATGCCATAGATGTGGCAAAGAACTATTTATTTCAGGAGGTAAATTAAATGGCAACTATCGGGTTGGATAAACTTTACTATGCCAAAATCACGGAGGGTGCCAATGGTGTGGAAACCTATGGTACTCCCGTTCAGCTTGCAAAAGCAATCAATGCGGATATCACCGTTGAATTGCTCGAAGCCACGCTCTTTGCGGACGATGGAGCAGACACGGTCATTAAGGAGTTTAAGTCCGGCACTCTTTCTCTCGGTATCAATGATATCGGAGTCCAGGCGGCACAGGACTTGACCGGCGCTCGGCTCGATTCCAATGGCGTCTTGATTTCCGCATCGGAAGACACTCCCGCTCCGGTGGCTATCGGCTTCCGTGCGAAGTCGGCATCGGGACATTACCGCTACTTCTGGCTGTACAGGGTGTTGTTCGGCATTCCGTCCACTTCTCTTAAGACCAAGGGTGACAGCATCGAGTTTTCGACGCCCACCATCGAAGGTGCGATCAGCAGGAGAAATAAACTGGATGGTCAGAACAACCATCCTTGGAAAGCGGAAGTCACCGAGGGCGCGACCGGTGTTTCTTCGGGGACCATCGAGGACTGGTTCGATGCGGTGTATGAGCCGACCTATACGGCTGCGGCGGCAGGAGGCGGGAACGTATGAGTGAAGAGAGGACTGCAACGATAATCCTTGGTGGGAAAGAGTATCAACTGTTACTCACAACCAAGGCAACGAAGGAAATCGCAAAGAAGTACGGAGGGTTAAGTAACCTCGGAGAGAAACTATCAAAAGTGGAGAACTTTGAGCTTGCACTTGACGAGCTGATGTGGCTCATCGTGCTGCTTGCGAATCAGCCGATCCTCATTCACAACCTGCAGAACCCCAACGATAAGAAGGAACTGCTCGACCAAGACACGGTGGAACTCTTAACGACTCCCTATGAGATCGCAGGGTTCAGAGAAGCTATTATGGATGCGATGCTGAAAGGCACCAAGCGAGAGGTCGTGAGTGAAGAGCCAAAAAACTCGTAGGTCGGACGGAGAGGGCAACTGACGAGGAACTTTTCGCCCGGTTGATATTTTACGGAGTCACGCTTCTCGGAAGAACGGAACGGGAGGTGTGGCTCATGCCCCTTGGTCATCTGTTGGACCAGTGGGAGATCTATAAACAATTCAACGGAATCAGTAAACCGCGACGTGAGCGTTTTATCGAAGAGGTTATCCCCTTCGGTATCTGATGTCGCGCGGAAAAGGAGGTGAGACAACTTGGCTGATAACTTTGGTGTAAAAATTGGTGTTGAAGGTGAGAAAGAGTTCAAGCGAGCGCTCGCCGATATCAATTCACAGATGAAGGTTCTCGGGTCCGAGATGAAACTGGTAGAGTCCTCGTTCGACTCCCAGGATAAGTCGGTGGAAGCATTGACGGCTCGGAACCAGGTGCTGACCAAAAACATCGATACGCAAAAACAGAAGATCGAAACCCTCCGCGCTGCTCTTGCCAACGCCTCGTCATCGTTCGGTGAAAACGACCGCCGAACCCAGGCATGGGCAACGCAACTGAATAACGCCCAAGCAGAACTCAACCGAATGGAGAGGGAGCTTAGGGAAAACAACAGCGCTCTTGATGCCGCCGAGCATGGGTTCAACGAAGCCGGTGATGCCGCCGACTCGATGGGCAAAGATGTCAAAGAGGCAGGGAAAGACGCCGATGATTCCTCCGGTAAGTTTGAGGCGCTCGGGACTGTTTGCAAGGGTGTCGCAACTACCATTGCGGTGGCATTTGCGGCAGTCGCGGCGGCAGCGGTAAAAGCCGGAAAAGAACTCATCGAAATGACCCGAGAGGGCGCGAAGTACGCCGACACCGTTCTCACCGAAAGCGTAGTAACCGGCATAGCCACCGACAAGTTGCAGGAATATATGTATGCGGCGGAGTTGGTGGATGTTTCGACTGAAACCTTGACCGGTTCGATGGCAAAACAAATCAAGTCGATGAAGTCCGTGCAAGACGGGTCCAAGTCAATGGTCGAGGCTTATGACAAGTTGGGAGTCGCGGCGGTTGATGCAAACGGAGAACTCCGTGATAGCGATACAGTCTATTGGGAACTGATAGATGCTCTCGGACAGGTAGAGAACGAAACCGAGAGAGACGCGCTTGCGATGACCATCTTCGGTAAGTCGGCGCAGGAACTTAACCCTCTTATCACTTCCGGCTCGGAGCGGATGAGGGAACTTGGCGAAGAGGCTCGAAAGGCAGGGTACATCGTTTCGGAAGAGACCCTCGGCGCTTATGGGGCGTTCGATGATCAGATGCAGAAGCTCACCCTGGGAACGACCGCTGCCAAGAACGCTCTCGGTACGATACTTCTTCCGGTGCTAACGCAACTCGCGGGAGAGGGGGTTGACCTTTTAGGTGAGTTCACGAACGGCATCCTCGATGCGAACGGTGATATCTCCAAGATGGGGGATGTCATTTCGGGGATTCTCCCGAAGGCGCTTAACTCCATTATGCAGTATGTCCCGGTAATACTTGATCTTATCAAAAGCCTTTTGATGTCGATTGGTAAGGCGATCGTGGACAATTTGCCGATGATCGTTTCCTCCGCAGTGGAAGTTGTACTTGCCATTTTGGAAGGTTTGATTTCCGCTTTGCCGAGGATTGCCGAGGGTGCATTGCTTCTTGTGATGGAACTCGTCAACGGCATCTTGGATAATCTTCCGAAACTGCTGGAAACGGCAATCCAGGTGATTGTCACCTTGGTAAAAGGACTGACTCAAGCAATCCCGAAACTTATTCCGAGCATTATTGCCGTGGTGAACGAAATAACCAAAACGATAACGAAAAACCTTCCGTTGGTCCTGAAAGCAGCGCTGGAACTTGTGATGGCATTGGCAAGGGGAATACTTGATGCCGTGCCGGGACTTATAAGAGAGTTGCCCGCGCTTATAGATGCGCTCATTGACTTCATCCTCGATGCGATTCCGATGATCATCGATGCGGGCTTCCAACTGCTGACTTCGATTATTGGGGCATTACCGAGCATCATTCAGGCAATCGTAGAGGCGCTACCGCAAATCATCGGGAGCATTATCGGGGGCTTGTTGAGTGCAATCCCGATGCTCATCGATGCGGGTGTGCAACTCTTGACCTCCATCGTTCAGAACCTGCCCGATATCATCCTAACGATAGTGGCAGCGATCCCGGAGATAATCACGGGCATCATAAACGCATTG